TCTAAATGTGGGTTCACTCGTGCCGATACCCACATTACAGTTAGTAGATGAAGAACCCATTTTTTTTATTATCAATCCAGTTGTTCCTTCTGGTGTTAAGTTGATAAATGCTCCTGTTATACCTGCTACATCTGATCTCTGTTGATAATGAAAGAATGTAGTTCCGGGATTAGTTAATACCCAGGGTGTTGCAGTGCTATTATTTGTTCCATTATTATTATATTTGTTTATTCCACTCATTGTAAATTCTGAAGCATCATTATTATTGGAACTAAAATAGTATGCGGTTGCATCTTCACCGTTTGTGCTATTTGAACCAGTTCCATTAGAATTTCTCCAGGATTCCATTATTAAAAATCTGTCTTGAATTGTTATTGATTGTTGACTATCAGTTCTAATGTGTAATTTTCCGGCGTGTGTTCCTGCTTCACCGTGTCCAATATAAACATCACCACCATTAAGATTATATAAATGACTACCATTCAAATCCCACCCTCCTTGTGCGGCATTTGGTCCTGTAACACTGCTCATAATAATTGTATCCCATTGATTTGCACCATTCCAACCGGAAGTTCCACCTTCGCTTACAGGAGCGGCAGATTTCACTAAAATACTAAGATGACCTGTTGTTCCAGCAGAAGTTGTGGGTGTATATAACAAGGTGCCTTCTGGAAATTTCGAGAAAGCCTCGCTCTGCCCTTCAGCTACTTGTGCTTTCCCTACAGTTATGTAGCCTTTAGCTTCTAAAAATTTTGTATTTATTTTTTCATTTACAATAGCATTATCCATTGTAATAGTTTCTACCGAAAAATGTTCAGTTGATATATTTCTTGCATTTTTGTAACCTCCTTGTCTTCTAAATCTAGATCCGGACATATATACTATAACAACACATTTTACCTTTTTATTTTATTTTTCACTACTAGAAAATGAAAATAAAATAAAAACCATAAATTATTTTCTCTACTTATTTGGAAACTATAAAAAAAAACATCATAGATTTTTCTGGCGAGGCTAAAATCTTTAGGTATATCAATGGGGTATACGATAGAGTTGAGTTTTAACCTTAGAAAAAAGGGAGATCTTACGGAAACAAGACGAGTTTTTGAAGAAAAAGCTTTACAACACGGTTGCGAAAATTTTTATTATAATTATGAAATGTCTGGCCACGGACGCACACTAAAACGCAGCCATTATGTAATGACTTTTATTTTTGAAGAAAATGATGAAGAAGTTGCCAAATTTTTAAAATTCTGTAAAGCGGCAAAATATGTTTATATTGAATCAGTTTCTTATGAAAATACAATTGTTCAGTTAATGTATGCTTCAAAACAATATTTAAATATGATGGAAAAAGAATTTGCAAAACTATACTATATTAAAAAACGTAACGGTCTCTTATATAATAAGGACTCCCCTATTATGAAAGAAATATATGCTAAAAATTAAATATCAATACGAAGTGGTTGAATATAAATCCCGTGATTTTTATATAGATATCTGTATAAATTTACAGAAAATTTTCTTAATCCCCAGGTAATAAACCATCCTCCCATTGTTGCCACAGGTTTACTTATATTAAAATAATTGCGCAATATCATATATGATAGCACAATCATTATGGAGGCAACTAATCCTTCTACAATATTTTCACCGGTTAATATATTTAAATAAGACATATATATTAACCCAGTATTTATTTTACACAACATAATTTTTGAAATTTATGATCAAACTTGCTAATACAAGCGCTATTATCATACTAATTGTATTTTGCATTACATTACTAAGATCCATACCTAAAATTTTAAACTGTTGGTGCAAAATATCGATAGGCAATAATTTTTCTAGTATAGGCATTACAATACCTGATACAATACTTCTTAAAAAGGCCTCCATTACACTTCCTAAATAAACGGCTAAAGCCAATTCAATTAGTTCTGTCTCTTTAAAAACGTGTGATTTTTTAAAATATTTTTTAATTTTTTTTAACAACTTCATTTAATAAATAAAGAGAAATTAATGCTTTTTCGTGTGTCTTTTTTTCTTTTTAGATTTGCCACCTGATTTTTTTTTTGTTTTTCTATGTTTTTTGGATGATTTTCTAGGATGCAAGAAATCAGAATTTAGTCTTAAAATTAAACTTTTGGGATTTGCTGGAATATTTAATAATGGATTATCTTGTAGTAAAAATTTCTTACCATTTTGTTGGATAACAAGATTTGTGCCTTTTGCATTAGAAACAGCTTCATAACTTCTATCATCCACCACTTTTCCGTTAACAATTGTTTTAGTATGTCCTTCACTTTCCAGATAAAATGCCATTCTATTATATTATTTTTATATTTTATTATAATAAAATATGGATATTGATATTACGGTTTTATCAGAATTACCAAAAGTTAAACTAGACACACATAAGCAAGAAAAATCTAAAGATATTAAACAAGTTGATTTTTTAGATCAACTTTTATCTAAAAAATGGTTATCTGACTATTTTGATCCAAAAAAAACGACTGAAAAAAGCATTAAATAATTTATTTTTATTATTATTATTTTATATAATGAGTGTTTGGTATGGCACAGATATTAATAATAAAAATAAAGTAGAACGAAATAAACGTGTAAAAAAAGGAAAATGTTTGTTTCCCTTTACTTATCGGCATAAAAGTCACGACAAATGTTTAGAAACAAAAAAAGGACTAATATGCGCCACATCATTATCAGATAAAAATCCAAAAAAAAGAACTTTAAAAACTTATGGTTACTGCTACAAGCGTGGTAAAAGAAAAACAATAAAAAAGAAAAAAAATATAAAAATACTAAAAAATAAAATTGAAACAAAAGAATTAAAAATAAATATAACTAATAAACCAGAACAAAAAATGAGTAGCCAAAGACTTAACGAAACTTTAATTGATTTGCTAGAAACTCTTACTACACTTATGAAAAGTAAGGGTGAGTTTTTCCGTTCTAAAGCATACAGTGATGCTGCTGATGCTGTTAGATTATATGATGGCGACATAACTGACGTTACCCAGTTGAAGGGCAGGCAGCATATAGGAAAAACGATTATGAAAAAATTTAAAGAATATATTGATACAGGAACTCTGAAACTTCTTGAACGTGAACGCAATAATCCAGCTCACTTGTTCACAAAAGTTTATGGAATTGGACCTAAAAAAGCCAAACAGCTTGTAGAAAAAGAGGGAATTACTACTATTGATCAGCTACGTTCTAGATCTGAAGAACTTTTGACATCAGCTCAAAAAGCAGGATTGAGACACTATGACGATATTCTTAAACGAATTCCTAGGCGTGAGATTGATAAGTATCAAAAAAAACTTCAAAATATATTTAAAAAAGTAGCTAATCCTAACTCAACCTTAGAGATTGTGGGATCCTACAGACGTGGAGCCCAAAACTCAGGAGATATTGATATTATTATTTCAGATCCTGATGATGATAAAACCGTGTTTTCAAAATTTCTAGACGAGCTTATTCGCAGCAAGATTTTGATCGAAGTTTTATCTCGAGGTAAAACAAAATCACTAGGTATATCTAAACTCAAGGGAAGACCAGCAAGACGAATTGATTTTATGTATACATCACCAGAAGAATTTCCGTTTGCCATATTGTATTTCACAGGCAGCAAAACATTTAATACTATTATGAGAGCAAGAGCATTGGAGCTAGGGTATTCAATGAATGAACACGGATTTACTCATATGAAAAATAAAAAGAAAACTACAAAACTAAACACGGTATTTCCTAATGAGCAAGCAATATTTCAGTTCTTAGGTATGAAATATGTAGAACCAGAAAAAAGAATAGGCCACGGTGCATATGTTCTTTTGGAAGATGTTGCCGAACCTGTTCAAGGAGAAACAAAAACAAAAAAGAAAAAAACATTAAAAAAAAGAAAAACAGTAAAAACTTCTACTCCACAAAATCTTGTTCGACTTTATAAAAAACGAGGTGATGTTGCTCTCAAATCATTTTCAGAAGCAGAATTATCCTCAATGATTCGTCACGCAAATGAAATGTATTATTGTAATAATAGTAGTGTAATGACTGATGGTCAATATGATCTTCTCAAGGAATTTATTGAAGAAAAATATCCTGATAATGAAGCTATTCATGAAGGCCATACACAGTGTTCAGTAGCGGTTGAAAAGAAAAAAATAGCACTACCTTATGCGATGATGTCAATGGACAAAATAAAACCCGATTCAAAAGCACTTGAAAGATACAAAAAGCGTTATAATAAACCCAAAAGGTATGTTTTGAGTTCAAAAGAAGACGGTATTTCAGCTTTATATTCAACTGAAGGTGATGAACCTAAACTTTACACGCGTGGTAATGGTCGTGTTGGACAAGATATTTCCCACGCAATTCCTTATTTAAAATTACCAAAAGAGAAAGGTATCACTATTCGTGGGGAATTACAGATGACAAAAGATAAATTCAAGAAAAAATGGAGCAAAAAATTTTCAAACATCCGTAATATGATTGCGGGAACAGCTAATGCGAAAGAAGCATTTCCAGCAAGATGGCGTGATATTGATTTTGTAGCTTATGAAGTTATAGAACCAGAACTCAAACCATCTGATCAATTCAAATGGTTAAAGAAAAAGAATGTCATTAGTGCTATCAATCAGGTGGTTGATGATATTGATAATACAAGCTTGTCGCAACTCCTTATGGATTGGCGAGAAAATTACCCATATGATATTGATGGTGTAATCGTAGAACACGATAAAATATATCCTAGGACAAATAAAAATCCCAAACACGCATTTGCATTTAAAATGGTGATGAGTGATCAAATAGTTGAAGCACCCGTATTGGATGTTATATGGTCAATCAGCAAACACGGTTATTTGAAACCTAAAGTAAGAATCAAACCAGTAAAAATTGGTGGTGCTGTTATTGAATATGCTACTGCCCATAATGCTGCTTTCATAAGGGATAATAACATTGGTGTAGGATCTGTGGTGCAAATGATACGTAGTGGTGATGTTATTCCAAAAATTCATAAGGTGATTTATCCATCTGATGAACCTAAGATGCCAGAAAATATGGATCAAGTAAAATGGAATGAGACTGGTGTGGATTTGATTTTGAAAAATGCTGATGATAATTCAGACGTAATAGAAAAAAAAATTCTAGCCTTTTTCGAAAGTCTTGATGTAGCAGGAGTAGGAAAAGGTAATGTTAGAAAAATAATAAAAGCGGGATTTGATTCTCTAGCCAAAATACTTTCAATGGATATTGAAGATTTTCTACAGGTAGAAGGTTTTAAAGAAAAAATGGCCAATAAGGTGTATAATTCTATCCACAGTAAAGTAAGGGACGCGGATTTGATCAAGATTATGGTAGCAAGTAATCTATTTGGTAGAGGAATGGGAAAAAGTAGAATTACAGCCATTCTTGAAGCTTATCCAGATATACTAACTAGGAAACGAACAAGTGCAAAAAAGCGCGAAATGATAAGTGAAATAGATGGTTTTGCTAGTAAAACAGCATCCACATTTGTTAAACATATCCCAGCATTCAAAAAATTCCTTAGAGAAACAGGTTTGGAAGGAAAATTACGAGCTAAAAAAAATAAAAATATTGATAAGACACACAAATTATATGGAAAAAAAATTGTTATGAGTGGATTTCGCGATAAAAATTTGATGCAACGCATTGCAGATGTAGGAGGAAAACTAGGAAGCAGTGTCGGTTCTAGTGTATTTGTATTGATAGTTCAAGATCCAGATGACTCTACCAGCAAGATTGAAAAAGCAAAAGAAAAGGGTGTTACTATAATGACACCTGAAGCTTTTGTAAAGAAATTCTTATAATTAAAAGTTAACAAATTTAATAGGATCGCATTTAAGATAATTATAAAGACCGTGTTTTATTTTATTTATGGCTGTAATTGGATTCACACGTTGTCCAATAGTCTTTTCAAAATTTTTTAACCATATTCCTTGACCATCATATGTTTTCATCATTTTTATTATATGGGGTTCTTTCTCCCAAATATTAAATTTTTTTATTAGTTTTGCCACCAATAATTTCCATATTTGTTCTAAGTCCTGAGTAGACATAATAACCCAACCGGATTTTTTATAAATATAAACTATATCTCGTTTATGATTAAATGCACGTATAAACATATCACGCTCATCTAATCTCTCTATACTATTTTCAAGGGCAGCAATGGCTCCTCGTATCTGTCCATCATCAAACACAAGATTTAAAACGTTATTATCTAAATTTATACCGTTTTTTATCCAGGACTCATATGTTTGCTTAGGTCTGCATTTATCCTTTAATAATTGCATAACAGGAATTTTACGTTGTTGATAAAGAACAGAAGATCGTAATTGTTGAATTTCTTTTTTCATTTTTTCATTGTCTCGTATTAATTTACTTACCATTTTCCAGATCTCACCTTGAGATGGAATTTCTGATATATTTTGTTCTGTTGTTTTGCTATTGGTTAATTGACATATGTAAGAATGACTGCGTAAACCATTATAGGTTTTGAACTTCTTTCCGCATAAACATTCACCCATTCAGTTTCTTAATATATAGCAGATTTTATTTAAAATCAATTTTTATATCTTTTAATTATATATAATGAGTAATTGTAATCCACTCAAAGGATATCCGTGTAGAGCTGGACCTTGTTTAAAAAATACATCGTCTGTTGGGAGCCCTGCCTGGTTCCAAATCCAATATTACCGCACTAAAAAAATAAACAAACAGGTTCGAAAGCCTAGTTCACAACAGCTGTTGCGTAATAAAAGTTTAACTGTAACGCGGTGGCTGGCACAAGGAGAAGGACAAGCCCCAACACAATTATCAATGAATGCGGGAGGAATGGGGGATCTAGTGCATTCAATTCAAACTAGTTCAAGGGCAGGAATACGCGGTAATAAAGCTAGAACTGAAAAAAGAGGAGCAAAAGGAGTAGATGAAAAACACGGTTCATATGCTCGCTATTTGGCACGTAAAACAGGAAAAGTTTTAAGACAAGAAACATCCCAGAATGTTGTAGAAAGAACTGCTATTGTTGCTAATAAACGAACAACAAAAAAGACTGCCAATTTATGGTTTAATACCTGTTGTCAGCAGGCACTAGATTCAACGTCGCAAGGACGCTTGCCAGTAGCTTAGATATTTTAACATATATAATTTTCAAACTATTATATATGTCTAATTGCGGTAATAATAATGGATATCCTTGTGCATCAGGATTATGTAAAGAATCTTTAGCTACTACGATGAAAAGAATAAATAAAAAGGTTCGACTAGATAGTTCTCAACATATTTTTAAAAAAAAGAGTGCTGCTATTGTGAAAGATTCAGATAATAAAACGCCATCCCTCCAGATAAGCACAAGAGCTGGGATTCGTGGGAATCAATTACGTGCTGAAAACTATGGTAAAAATGGAAGTCAACAACGTAAAGGAGTCAATAAAAAACACGGTTCATATGAAAGATATATAGGTAAAATTGTAGGTTCCATTATAAGATCAGAACCTCTTGTTATTAGAACAGCTGAAATAGGTCAACCACGTTCTAGGACAGGAACATCTTGTGGCTGTGGAAAAGAGACATCTCCAAAACTTCCTACTGAATGCTGTGGGGCTGTTAGTATCGTATCATCTTTAAATCTATGGCTTCCAGCTCCTACTGCTGGATATATTAAAACAGACTTTACATTAACAGCTCCGCCAGCAGTTGGTGAAATAATTGCAACACAGTATACAAAAGGATGGCAATATTCCTGTTGTTCTAATTTTATATTAGATGCTACTGTTGGTGGTCTTCCTGTGATGGGTGTTGTAAATTATGAAACTGGAGGCGTTCAACGAATTGTAGTATGGATTGAAGGGGCAGCACAAGCAACTTCACCACCACCTTTTCCACTGGGAATATTAACAAACTATACTACAGGAATTACAACAAATTTGACTGTCCCTGTTGTAATAGCAACCCTACCTACAAGTCTAGGTAATTTTACACAATACTTTTATAATATAGGCGGAGCACCCAGAATAAATGTAGGAGATTTTTTTACTATAAAATATGATTAGTGTAAAAAATAAATCTTTTTTATCTCTGTTATGTAAATATGTCGAAGGATAACTTGCAAGTGTCCAATGAAAGTATTCAAGACTACATTAAAGAGTTGCGAAAAAAGCAGCAAGATGGTCAGAAACAAATCGAAAAGGAAGAATCAGAATTAAAAAAGATTCAAGGTAAAATCATACAATACAAAGAAAAAGAAATTGCAATCAAAAACAGTTTAGCAAAAAAGAAAGCTATTATGGATAGATATTTAAAAACAATTAAAGAAACAGAAGGAGCATTTATGAAAATATTAGAAAACTCCAAAACATTACTACATGTTATCAAAAGAGAAAATCAAACAGTTATTGATAAAGATACCATTTTTGCTGAATAAATGATATAAACATATTCATATTTATACTAGTAAATATGAATCGACCAGATCAATTAGCACAAGTGCAAAAAGAAGGTTATGAATTATTTGTTAAAAAAAACAAGGACTATGGTGATTCTTTTGCCACATATGGTCCAATCGGTGTTATTGTTAGGATGGGTGATAAAATCAGTCGTTTAACATCCCTTACAAAAAGTGGCATTCAACTTGTAGACAATGAATCTGTTAGAGACACACTTATTGATCTACACAACTATGCCGCAATGGCAGTAATGCTTATGGATGAGAAAGATCCAAAAACACATATGGCTGATGAGATAAGACGTATATCATTGTTAACAGCACACCCAAAAAAAGATGTAATTATTGACGGAGGTAATAATTGGAAAGATACACAAGACAATAGTGATTTACCTTATTCTGCCCGTTGGCCTGATACCGGTAACAATAGTCGTCAATATTCCTGGCCACCTAGTGTTAATAACCGGTAATTAATTAATCTTCATAATATAGAAAATATATTCAGTTCCTTTTGCCTGAACAATATTCTCTCCAGATGATAATTTTTTAGATATTGTAGATGAATCAACACAAATATCTTCCGCAATATCGCGTAAAGATTTATATAATTTCGAACTAGCATCCGGATAAACAACCATATATTTCATTTTTTTTACAAAATCTATTAATTCTCGTTCTTTTGTGAATTCCATATATTTTAAATACAAATATTGTTTTAAAATATATTTTATAAATAATAAACAGTTTACTGGTGCAACTTTATATATAAAGCTAAACAAGCTACCCCTCCACAACACATCATCATAAAACCTACTATTAGTATGGGACCTACCATTTACAATTATATACTTCTTTTTCTTTATAACATTTAAAAAAGCACTATAAAAACAGAACTAAAAATTGAAGGTAGATTTATATATCTAGTAAATATAAATGGACTTAGATTGTTGTAGCACATTAAACAGAAAAGATAGTAAAAAGAAAAAAATTGCTCTGCCTGATCCTAAAAAAATTACGCCTGCTAGTTCGGAAAAAACCGAACATCCAAAAATAGTTCAATGCGGTAATATTTTATGCAATATGTTTGAATTTCCATTTGATAAGGTAAATAAAATTGCAAGAGTAGGAAATAAATATCATTACTTTTGCAATGAATTTTGTTATTATGATTGGTTGAAAAATCCGGCTCACGTCTTATGGTTATGAATCAAGTGCTTCGTTTGCCAGTCTATCAGCAACTTTATTATGCTTTCTATAAATATGACTTATACTTATATTATTTATGCATTGCAAACACAGCTTTACTTCTTGTTGTAATTTGATTAAGTTTTCACTTTTTACTTTCCAATTACCCATTGTTTGTTCTACTACTAATTTTGAATCGCCGAATACCGCTACATTATTAATTTTTTGATCTACACAATGTCTTAGACCTACAATAAGCCCTAGATATTCTGCAACATTGTTAGTATGATTGCCTATAGCCTTTTTATATGTTAAAAGAGTAGAACCATCTGGTCTATAAATCACTCCACCGTAAGAAGCTGGTCCTGGATTTCCTCTACTTGCTCCATCAAAATATAATTTATACATTCTAATAAGTTATATTTTTTTAACTTTATTTCAATTTATCTAAAGATATAAGACTAATATATATAATGAATCGTGATTTATTAATAGGTGGTTTGTCGGGCATTGTTTCAAGAACTAGCACAGCTCCTTTAGAATTAATGAAAATGCAACAACAAAATTTTTTTGTTCCTAATGCTACATTTAAAGATGTGATCCAAAAAGAAGGGATACGTCATTTATGGAAAGGTAATTACACCAATTGTATAAGAATTTTTCCACAATACTCAATTAATTTTGCTGCTTTTGAGTTTTTTAATAAAAATATTGATCCTTACATTAAAAATGATAATGCTAAAAATTTAGTAGCGGGAAGTCTAGCAGGACTAACCGCAATGTCCTCCGTTTATCCTCTTGAAACTATACGCAGTAGACTTGCTTTACAAACAAATAAATCACATTATTCAGGAATAACAGATGCTTTTTTTAAAACATCTATTAGAGAGAAATATAGAGGAATGGGAATGAGTTTATTAGGATTTGCACCATATAACGGTTTAAATTTTGCTTTTTTTTATTATTATAAAACATTATTATCAAAATTTATCGAAGCAGAAGATATGGTAAATTTGGTTGCTGGAGGAGTTTCGGGTATGAGTGCTGTTAGTTGGACATATCCTTCTGATTTAGTCCGTAGACGACTACAATTGCAAGGTTTTGATAAATCGGTTCCAAAATATAATGGAATACGAGATTGTTTTCGGCAAATCATACGACAAGAAGGATTTACAGGGCTTTATAGAGGATTGGGAGCGTGTTACATTAAAATTTTTCCTACAGTTGGAATACAATTCTGGTGTATTGAGAAAGGAAAACAATTATTAAAAGATTATTAATATATATATGGATCTAGATCTAGATATTAATAATTATAATTATGGTGAATTACAGGCATTATTAAAGCTAACACCACCCTTTTTAATAGATGATGTAGATAAAAATGTTACCGTATTTAGGGAAAGAATTTTTAAATCACACGACTTAGACACTGAAAGCAAAAATAAAGTGTTACAATTTCTTGTTAATGTAAAAGACAGACTATTATCCCTAATATCCGCACCCACTAAAGAGGAAAAAATGAACCCGGTAGATGTTGAACAAACGGGACATAATGTCGTTATTACGAAACCTTTACCAGACATATCAGAAATTATTAATCCATATCCTAGAAAGATAATTCGAAGAATATTAAATATTGATACCCGTTTCAGAGATAACTATTATAAAACAGAACCAACAAATATATTGATAAATTTACCAACCACCATTGAAAAGGTTTTATCTATGGAACTAACAAGTTTTGAATTTCCTAACTCCTATTTTCTAATAGGTAAAAAATACAATAATAATCATTTTGCAATAAAGTTTTTTGATAGGTTAGCACCTACTGTTTATTTGGAGGAAATTGTTATTATTCCTGATGGTAACTATAGTAGAACGGAATTACAAAATGTAATTAATCAACAAATTGCAGCATCATTTGTTTTCCCCGTATGGTTAACTACGGCGGAAGTTACTATAGATGATAATTCTGGAAGAGTGGTTTTAGCTGTGGAAGTTGTTCCTAGTGGCACATTTATATCAGGTCAAATTGCTTGTTCTTTAATTTTTAATCAAACAGATACCGGCCAGCCAGATCCTACTCCTATACAATTTAAACTGGGTTGGTTATTGGGATATAGGGAAGCAATTTATAATTTTGAAGTTCCTGGGCCAGGACCTGTTTGGCCTAATTGGACAGAAACAGCTTTTGTTAGTGAGGGAATCTATGATCCAGAGAGATTGCGATATGTATATGTTGTAATAGATGATTTTAATTCAAGTGTAAATAATTACTTCATAGGTGCATTTGGAGAATCTATTTTAAATCCTAATATTTTAGCAAAAATTACATTACCTACAAATACCTTTTCAATTAATAATAGATCTTATAATACAGGTTGGAAACGAGATTATTTTGGTCCGGTAAGGATAAATAAAATGAAAGTGCAAGTCTTAGATGAATATGGTAGAATTATAGATTTGAATAATATGGATTATTCTTTATCTCTCCGTTTTGAAACATTATATGATAATTAAATTAAAAAATAGTCATATTTATTATATAATGAGTGATTTGGATTTCGAATTAAATATTGAAAAATATACGCCAACAGAGCTTGAACAGATTTTGAAACTTAAATTCCCTTATTCATCTGAAGATATTGAAGAAGAAATTAAAAAACTAAGAAAGCAAATACTGTCAGACAAGAATTTAGAAGAAACAAAACAACGTGAAATAATATCGTTTTTAGAGTCTGTTCATCATAAATTAAACAAGAATATTGTGGATAAAAATCATAAAATTATGCCTAATATTGTATCACAACACGGAAGTAATTTTATCATTGAAAGAAACTCACAAAAAATAAGAAATCCTGACGGTGTTCCTCCTGCTGTAAAATTACATCCATACAGAACTGGTCCGGGTGATTCAATTAGTTTCCATAGTGGCTGGGAAGATGGTGTAACATCACATTTATTATCAATTGATACGCGATTTCGCAGTAATTATTATGCTACTTCTAGCACTGACTTCACAATAGATTTGCCTGTTACAGTTAATAATGTGGTCTCATTGGAATTAGTTTCTTTAGAAATTCCTGCTACCTATTTTGCAATCTCAAAAAGTTTGGGTAACAATTATTTTCATATTGAAAATGCAGGCAATTTTAAAAAATATACTTTACCAGATGGCAATTATTCCAGAGAACAAATGGAGACTGAATTAAATAGTATTCTCACTCCGCCTGCTGGTCCGCCTGCTGTGGCAAGTGTTGCCATTGATGTAAAATCAGGGAGAACGATAATAAACTGCGCAGCGGGAGTGGGATCACTTTATTTCAATTTATTTCCTGATTTAGATGGCGCTGCAACATCACCACCAATTGATCCAACACCAATCCAAATGAAACTAGGATGGATTCTAGGATTTAGAGCAGCAGTTTATAAGCCAGCGGGTGGTATATTTGTAAGTGAAGGAGTATTTGATGGTTGGGGTTCTCGCTATTTTTACTTTATTCTTGATGATTTCAATAAAAACAGTATCAATACCATCGATGCTGTGTTAAATGCATCAGTAATCTCAGAAAATATTCTTGCTAGACTTACTCGTGGTGCCATTAGTTCAGCATTTAATGCAGGTTTTACACTTGATACCGGTATTGTAAATTCGGATGATACTACTAGAAAACGCATATTTTTTGGGCCTGTAAATATAAAAAAACTAAGAATAAGAATTTTAGATGCCTATGGAAGACTTGTAGATTTAAATAATATGGACTATTCATTTG